ATTTTCCAGCCAATTCACTTTCGCCGTTTGCGTTGTCCCCATCTTTGTACCATGCTGGATTTGAAGCGTAGGCATTATTTCCTAGATTGTAAGGAATATCGGCTATGATAAGTTGCGCTTTTGGTATTGCGTATGTTTTGAAGTTTTGAAAATGATTATTAAAAATCTGTGCTTTTTTCATGTTATTTATATTTAAGTTATTATTTATTAATTTCCACTTTCCCCACAAATTCATCATCATATCCAAACTCAAACCCGAACAACTCTAACGTGTCGGTGTATATGAATATATATTGCCAGTGCCAGCACCATTCACGCCCGTCTTTCCATTTCGCTGGTAATTGACTGTTCTTTTTAATTGCTGATAGTCGGTATGGTCTGTTTGCGTAAGTTCCGTTATGGAATAGGTATGTGTGTTTGTCGGTGGTTATTGAAGTCATAGTGATTGAATATAATTGTTATACCATTCCATAAACATATCGAAGTCAGTAGCTATAAAGTAAATACCACCCGCACGAATTATAGCATCTCGGTATTTAATTTGGTCTTGGCTCATTCTATCCTTACCTATCTTAACTTCAATCTTTACGGAACGACCTTTGATTGTTGCTGAAATATCCGCTGTACCATTGGTTGAAGTTCCTTTGATATATTGCAGGCTTCCTATCGTTCTTTGCCTACCTAAGCAATCAGTATTAATTACTCGTTTATCAATCATCCTACCCATCGAACTAATGCGCTCCGCTTGCCATCCCGATAGTTTTAAAAAGTCAGTAATGCACTTTGTTAATCCGTTTGCTGTTTTATCTGAATACTTTGGAGCTGGCACGCAATGGTCTGGTACGTTTGGATATTTAAGTCTAAGGTCGGCTATTGCTAAGTCGGTTAGTATTGCTTTGTTTTGTTTGTTCATCAGTTTAAGTTTACAGTAAATAATTCCTTTCTTTTCAAATATTCATATTCTAGGTTATAAAAATCGTGGTAATCAATATGTCCTTTAATGAATAAATCGCATTGAATATCAAATAATTTTTGGAGTAGGTTATAGGTCATTATAATAATCTTAAATGCGCTTCATCGTTTACTGGCTCTAAAATAATTTCATCGTAAACTACTTCTAATTCAGTATAACTACGAAGTTTTAAAAAGAAACATTCGATTCTTTGACCATTAACCTCTTTTACGTCGCCTAAATCTAAACAGAACTTTTTTACTTTACCAACGTATTGCCTGCCGTAAATAGTTATATTAAGCGGACAAACATTTGTATTGATTAAATAGTTTTCTACATACCTTTCAAAATCAGGTATATAAAATTCAGGTGTTCCATCAAGCTTATTAATCTTTATTTTCATTGTTTATTTTTTCAATCCAATTATTCAAAGTAACACGGCTAATATTAAAGTCTTTTGCTAGGCTAGTTTTGTTTATTTTATTATCTCCAAATTTTAAAATAATTTCTTTTAACGCTTCGTAATCTGTTTTTTTAACCTTACCGTTTTTAACATCATTGACGTTACGGCTATTTACAGAATCTACTTTAATTTTTTTAAATTGAGAAATAAAATATTCGGCTAGTTTGTTTGCGTTTATAATATTTTCTGTACTAACTAAAGTTTTTTTCATGTCTTTTTTATGGAAAAAACAATCTAAGAAAAAAAGTATTAAAGCGAATCTAGGTATATATATTTTTATTTTTGAAATCATACTTTTAAACATTTCTGGCTCATTCTCTGAATTTTGAATGTCGGTATAACTATCAAATATTTTTGACCATTCTTTTCTAGCTTCTTCACTCATTGAAACAATAAACGGTACAATTTCATTATCATCATCTTTTTTTATAAACGAACCAATAGTGTCATTCATAGATGTTATTGTGTTTTCGTACCATTCAATTAAATCGTCTCCTAAATCTTCTTCATTGTATTTTTCAGCCCTAAGGTTTTGAGGGTAACAAAATAAAAATCTATCAATAAAACCACTAGATATATTTTCGTTTGTAAATTGTTGGTCTAATATTTCAGGTTGAATACCACCAATAACCGATATAAAAGGCGAGTTAATGTACAAGTCGTTTCTTGATAATCTATTTACTATAATGCTTTCGTTACTCCAAATAGATAACCACTGTTGTTTATCTGAACCCTCTCGATATTTATTCATATCTTTAAACCATCCGTCTAGTTCATCTTTATTAATCCCGATTGCGTTCTTGCTTTCATTATGCAAATTTATCAAAGCCTCAATAGTTGTATCGCTAGCAATTAATTGTCTTCTTTTCGGCTTTTCAATAGGAATGATATTGACTTGTTCTTTTTTACTCATTTCAATATACTGCTCATATTTTTGATACTTTAAAAAGTAGTCTTCAATACGCTTTTTATTTATTTTTTTAATAGGCGCAATTATATTGTTAACGCTAGGTGTTTTACCAAGTCCCGCTTTACCTACCAAAGAAATAAAAACTACTGCGCTTTCATACCAATTTTTTTTCGCTTTAATTTTTAATGAATTTCCAATTATTACAGAAGTCATCCAAAGCATTGCTCCAGCCATAAAGTCTATATTAAGCATTAATTTGCTTTTTGAATGCTCTATGTACATTTTTAAATGTGGTGGAAAAACATCTAAAGGAAACTCTAAAGCTTCAATTTTCGTTTGCTCGATTACCTCTTCTTTTGGGAACTCTTTTTTTAACCTTTCACCATATCCTTGCAAATAAATATCTTTAGCTGATGCACTGAAATCACCATTGTGTTTTTGAATTGTATAAGCCTGAAAAGCGTTTATTAATTTTTCATGCGGATATATTGTGCCAGTACTAAATAAGTACATACAATCGCTATCTTTGAATATATATCCTGAATGTGGCGAAGTTGCACCATGTCTTTTTATTATTATTTTATTGGTTAGATGGCGGATTATTTGAAACTCATTTTGTACAATATCTAGTACAGAATTTTTATCATTAAAATCTTGCCACGGGGTTATCCCAACAGATGTAAATTCTTTAACCTTTAACGGTTTTTCTTCTATTGGAGCAACATAGTTATACATTCTCGAAAACGACCATATAACCTCCCTATCCGCATCAGAAATATAATCTATATCGAAGTATGTTTTTTTACTTACATTGTTGTCAGGGTACAAAAAAACATAACCGAAACGACCTCTACTTTCAATAACTGCTTCTTTATGTCCTTTTAAAACAGCAATTTTTTTATTAGTATCGCACCTCTTTGATTTATATAATAAATGATAGCCGTCGTTTTTTGTTTTATAGACTACAATTTTTTCGTGAAAATCTAAAATGTTATCATCTAAGTAAGATATAAACTCTTCCCAAAAATCAGTTTTTTCTTTAGCTGTTGAAAAAACTTTTAAATCAACGTCGATACATTCCAAGTCTTCAAATCCAGTAATTATACCAACGTTCTTTGTTGCTGGAATTTCGTCACCGTTTTTTTTAAACTTACCACCTTTGTAGTTGTATTGTTCTAGGAACTTGCTAGGAATTAATTTTGTAGTCTGTAAATCTTTCCAAGAGAAGTTTGGCGTTTTGTCTTCGCCAACTGTTAGTAAAGAAAACTTTTCTAGTAATAATGTTAAATCTATATTCATAAGTAACAGAAAAACCCAATGTCGTTTGGCTAGTGTGGTAAACGCCTCCCGACTTTGGGTTTTATTTCTGTGTTTCTATGGTGTCGGTTACCACTCCAACAAGGCAAATTTATAAAATTAGTTTCAATAAAGCAAATGTAAAGTAAAAAATAAAAGTGTAAAGTAAAGTGTAAACCAAAACGTACAGTTTTTCGCAAAAGTGTAAACCTATTTTTTGCCGTAATAGTTTGATATATAACTTATTAACCTAATAAAATAGGCTTCAAGTGTAAAGTTTACACTTTTTTTTGAAATTTATTTTTTTTCTATTTTAAATTAATTTTTTATTTACAAAGTGTAAAGTTTACAAAACCGTACAGTTATCTAGTTAAACCGTTGTTTATCAGTTTATTATAAATAAAAAAACTGTACACTTTTAAATGTACAGTTTACAGTTTGGTTTACACTTTAACACCCGCAACTTAATCGGGTGTTTTAGTGTTAAAATTTTTAGAACGGTAGGTCGTCGTGTTCTTCTTGCGGTATTGGAACTGCTGTGTGTGTTTCTGCTGGAGCAGTAGCATTTTCCCAAACAGTAGTAAATCCGTCTCCGATAAAAACAGTTTCGGCTTTCGCCTCTCTTTGTTCTTTAGTTTGAATTACAGAAGCAAAGTGTGTTTTATCAATTCGATAACCATTGCCAGTATAGATAGTTTTAGGCTCTTTTACAGCGATAAGTTCAAACTTAACTTCTTGTACTTCTACATCCGAATTATCTTTGTTTTTGTAGGTTCTTTTCGCTACCAAACTACGTAACTTTGTCGCGTCTAATGTTACTTGAATTTTACTCATAATTAATTGTTTTTATAAATTCTCTAATATTTGTTACTCTTTGTTTTAAATCAGCAATAACATCTTCTGAATATTCTACATCGTATTTTTTAATACGATACTTTTTATCTAAATGACTGTAAGTTTTTTGTGTTTCCCACGCTGGTAAATTCTCTGGACTGTCAAGAAGTACATAAACTAAAACAGCTTTTTTCAACCCTAATAAGTTCATGTAAACTTGAAGTTGATAGTAGTAGTCTTTCGTTGGTATTTCATTCTCAAATAATGGGAACGTAAATTCATCCCAACTACATTTAATATCGTAAACAGTATCTTTAATTATTAAATCGGGCGTACCTTTAAAAAACTCATTCTCGTGGCTTTCTTCATTCTTTAAAGTGAAAGGTAAATCTAACAACTCGATTGCTTTATCTATGGCTTCATCCTCTAAAGATAAACCTTTACTGATATACTTGTTTGATATTTCTTTTTTGTAGCCGTAAATCTGTTCTTTTAGGCAATCGTAAACATAGTTTTTAGAAGTTTCAGAAAGTTCAACTACATCTTTAATCGCTTCTAATTCTTTGATTAACTTTTCAGTATTTGGAATTTTGTTTTCAGAAATATCAATGTAGGTTTTTGTTGTTTTGTTTACCAAACCATCAAGCCTAATTTTTAAATTAGATAGTGTTTCAACCGCATCGTTATATTTATCTAAATTACTTTTACCCGTCGGGTTCGTCATTATTTTGCCTGCACTCGAAGCTCTTATTTTGAACATAGCAATAATTCGTTTTCGTTAGATAATTGATATTTCGATTTTACTTGTTCAACACTAAATGCACCGCTATCGATTGCCTCTTTTACTTTTAACCAATTAGGGTGCGTCGGTGTTAATTCAATTAGTGTTAAATCCATTTCATAAGATATTAAATCCTTACGATTTAAATCAGATCCAAATAACCGCCCAAAATGGTCGCAAGCGTCTTTTATAGCTACTGTTTTAGCCATTGGAAAAGCCATCGATAAAGCACCATTATTGATATTTGCTAAATCTGCTGGACTTGTGCCTTTAGCGGTTTGTAACTGACTAGCGCCAATGCCATCGTGAAATTCCCAAGTCCCGTTTACTGGGTGCAAATAATGAACTCGAACCGTTACCCAAACGCCATTAAAAGCCGTGCCTTGCCCAGTTACTTCAATACGATAATTTTTAAATATAGTCTTTAATAAATACTCAATCCTTTCGATGGGGAGGTATTTATAACCTTTAATAAACGGGTGTAATTTTACCCATGTTTCTTTTGGCTGCTGATTCATAAGCATAACTAAAGCGTCGTTTTTCTGCGTCGATACTTTGTCTATGTATAAGTCTTGAATTTTTGGTAGTGTAGCCATATCTCTATTATTTTTTAAATTAAATCCCGATGTGATGGGAGGGGGTTAGTAACGTTGTTGAAGTTGTTCAATTCTATTTTTTAAACGCTCAATTTCTTTCAACAAATCTTGGTTTAAATCCTTATCAATTTCTTCTTTATGATTTTCATAAATAGCTTTTCTTATTTTATCAAAATCATAAGTGCCTTGAATTTTTTTGTTTGAATAATTGCAAATGCCATTAACTATTTTAGTTCGGTAGTTTTGCCAATGGTCACTTTCAATTTCATTAAGAATATCGCAATAGAAAGCACTTGAAAATGTTTTAAGTAATTCAGTTGCTTTCTCTTTTAAAGTAGCTTCAAACTGATTCATTAACGCTTGAGCTTCTTTTTTGCCTTGTTCGTTTAATTCTGGAAATAAAGGATATTCCTTTTCTTGTTGCTCCATAATCTCATATAATTAAAAAAACCAACTTACTACTAACAACTCTGGAACCGTTGCTTTGGTAAATTGGCTAATTGTGTTTTGTTTGCTAGGTTGTTCCAGAACCTTTAGTGCTGATGCGAATTTACAAATTAATCCCGATTCATTTTGCTAGGTAGTGTTAAATATTCTTGCTTAAACGCTATTTGTACTCGTTCTAAATCAATTGACAACGCATAAGCCACTTCTTCTGCTACTAGTGATGGGTGCATTAATCTGAATGTTTGGATAAGATTGTGGCTGGTTTTAATTTTAGGAACTCTAACGGTTTTTGGTGGCACGGTTATTATTTTTGATTCTTCTGCATCGGTATACATAAATAAATTGCCGACTTTCTGTCCTAAAATCCCGTACTTATCAACTCGGTGTCGAAGTGTTCCTTTTGATATTTTATGTTTGGTTGATATTTGTAATAGGGTTTTCATAACTCACTCTTTTTACCAAATCCATTTCGATTAAGGTCTTTGCATTTTTGTGCGATGTAAATTAGTGCGCATACCATTGCGATTGCCATAATAACAATTGCCAGTGTGGGAAACATCAAACCAATTATAAAAATCAGTAATAGTGCTGTTAATAGGTTGATGGTTGGTTTCATTTGAAAATAGGATTAAGTTGTTTTTCTTTGATTTTATAATGTGAGTATCGAGTAAAGAATTTTTTATCTTCAGCAACATCATCGCTTAAATAAGTTGTTGTGATTCCGTC